TGTCAGTTTTCTTGTACTGTCATACGCTATACCTGTAATTTCAAAACTAATACGTGGTAAAACAATTGCAAATTCTCGACTGTTTAAACTGGCCTGTTGGTCTAATCTTGTCATAAACTTTTCTTTTGGACCATAGGCCAAAGGAACACGAACACTTTGAAGTGTACTATCACCAGTGCTAGAATATTTTTGTATCTGTATGTTATTAAAGATTGTACCAAACGCAACCGTAAGTTTACGCAATCCTGAATTATAAAAATAACGATTAAACATTAATTAAACTCTCCCGGTTCACCAAAAGGATTTCTTTCTGTAAAGTCAAGTATGTCATCTGTAATTGTGGTCGTGTCAAGACCCGCCTCGTCTTCTAAATCTTTATTTGCGGCAAACTTAGACTGTGTCTGTATGTTATAAGTTTCAAGTAAAAAGTATTGTACTTTTCCATCGGCACTATCGTTTTCAAGTAAGAGAGCACCCTCTTCTGCCTCCAGTTGTATTTGAAAGTCTGTCTGATTAAGCGTGTATGTTCTTTCTGCTTCATCAATTTCTTCGACACCTGTTTTAATTTCTTCAGAACTGTATTCAAATCTTGTAACTTTTAATTTGTAAACTGGTAGATTTCCTAATTGAAAAAATGGTTGTTGGTCTTCTACAAATAATATTTCAAAAAAACTATTCATTAAAGGCATATAGATTATATCGCCTTCGTTTGGTCTACCCTCTTTTATTAAAGTTGTTTTTAAATCAACTAAAAGGTCAAATCTTCTTTTTGAAATCATAAATGTAGTATCTTCACGTATCTCTAAACCAAATTTAGAAACTAATTCTTGTTGACCAGCAAAACCATCAGTTGTTTCAAAGTATGCCTCAATAGGAAACGCCGAAGAAAATCTACTTGCCACATCTTCGCCAAGTATAATATCTTTATTTACAATTGAACGTGGTAGGTAAAAGACTTGATGACCAAACTGTCTTAAACTTTCAATAATTAAATCTTCGTGTAGTCTCTGTTCTGCAAGAGAACCTATACCGTTACCTGATTGAAAATAGTGATTAACTGTAGGACTTGGCATATCTTATCCCATCATAAATGAGGGAGCTATTTCATAAGAATCTCGTATCTCTTTTTCTAGCGCCTCTATATCCGCCACTGCCTCTTGATATATTTTTGTACCGTTAAGTGTTACGTTACCAATCATTGTTACGCCATCAAACTTTGAAAGATTTTGACCCCATTGTTTTTTAAAGAGTGCCGTTGTGTATCGTTTTAACCAAAGGTCATTAAATACATTTGTATATGTTGTAGGGTCTAATTTACGATAACACTCAATAATTAAATATTCATCTACTTCTAAATCATTTGCCCAATCCATATCAACGTAGAGTCGATTATCGTGTTGATTAAATCGTATTGGTTTCATACCCACAAGTATTTGGTCTAAAAAGTCTAAATGTCTTAATACAATATCATAGTTTATAATTGAGGTAGAGGCAAAATCGTACAGGTCATTTAAACGTAATTGATAACGTACATCAAACATATTTAAGTTGGCCTTGTCGGTAAATGGAAATATATTAATTACAGATACAACTGTCTCTGGTATTACTAAAAAATTGTTTGCTTCAAAAAATGTAGTTGTAATTGAATTATCTACAACATCTGTTGCCGTTTCTGTCTCTGGTGTAGATGCCTTTAATCTTGTTTTATCAGCAGATGTAAGTTTATATTTTAAATATGACCTACGTATACCGTCATAGTGATATTGAGCATAAAATTGTAAACTTTCGTCTAAACGGTCTTCTAACTGTTGGTCATCAACGTTTATCTCTACAACTGGTTTACCCAGCTTACGTAAAGCGTATTGTTTTAATGTTTCTCTTGTATTAGGACTGGCCATCTCTCACTCTTTTTTTAGTCTATGATATATTTATAATACTATAAATTAATAGTAACGACTTGTGTGTAATAAAAGCCTGTATTATAAAATTTAATTATATAATTTTTAAAGATAATATTAGTAATTTGATGTCACACGTGAGTTTACAATTACGATACCCTCTGCCACTCTTGTAACTGTACTATCCGCAGTCTTTACAATTACAACATCATATACGTATCGTCCCTCATCAAGTGCCGCTGTCTGTATCGCTGTAAGACTTATGGTTATTATACCAGTTGCATCGTTATTGCTTGTTGTAAAAGTTGTTCTTGCGTTTGAAGTATCAAAACCCTTTGTCATTTGTCCAAAAGAGTTATGGCCTGTAAGGTCAAATACAGTACCATCGTCATTTGTAACTGTAACGTCTGATGAAAATGTTGCGCCTTGTTCTACAACTAAATTTCTAATTGTGGTCATTGTTTATTTTTTAATATTTATAATAGTTATGTTCTTTTAATAAATTTGAAATTTCAACTATGTTTATGTCTTGTCCGTACTTTTCAAATATTTCTTTTTCAAATATAAAGAATGGATATGTATATGGATGGTATCGAAGTGTCATTACATTTACAACTTGCATAAATTTTGCCTCTTTTGGATTTTTTGCTCTATAAAACAAACTACCCTCATAGCCCTGTTCAATAAGATTTAAATATCTATTTGTACCGCTTCTTAAATTATTAAAGTGTAAATCTAATACAGGTGGACATAGATATGGAAATTTTTCCATTTCTTTTTTTACTCTTGTAATAGATTTAGGTATGGGTTTATGCACAAGAGTAATGTCTTTAAATAAACAAGTCTCTATTCTATTTTTAAATAATTGATATAAGGGATATGCAATTTTCATAGAACCCTTTTATTTTAAGAACGAAGCGGCGGTATTCCTAATAAAGGTCTCTTATCAAATAGATTATTATTTGCAAATCTTCCATCAACGTGATTATAATGTAAAAATACTTGTGCGCATACATTACCTTCAAAGGGTTCTCGCCAGTGTTCTAAATCACAACCAGAATATACTAACATATCACCTGGCGCTAAATCAATTTTTACGCCCGCTGGTGCATTTGGCTTCATTATGTTTTTATATTCATCAATTACATTATTTGAACCTGTTGGGTCTATAAAGATTGGCCACGGGTCACCACCAAGATTTAGTGTGGTTGAAATTTCACAACTTGGTCTATCTTTGTGTCGTTTTAGTATTGAGCCTCTTTCATAGATTCTTGCATAAGAATACGTAGGTATAAGATTGAGACCAGTCTCTTTTATCATTACGGGTATGACTTTCATTAATAAAGTTTCCATACAAAAGTCAGCGTAGTGTGAATATACATTTGGCACTTGTTGGTCTTTCCAAGTTCCAAGTAGTGAGTGTTCTTCCACAAGTTTATTGTTATACATAAATCTTACTGCGTCACGTTTTAATAAAAAATAATTAAATACAAAGTTTGCAAGTTCATACGATACTGCATTTTTAATTAATTGATATTTGTTTTTTTGAAAACTCATACAAACATTCCTGTCTGTAAAAAATTAAATGATACTGAAATACGTATATCATTTGATTGATTTATGTCAACCGTGTGATTTAACCAAGATGGAAACATTATACACCTTCCTGTAACTGGTTCGTAATGTACTTCTCCCCATAAATGTTGTGGTAAAGATTTATCTGTTCTTTTTGGTCTTGTCATAAGTGCCACAGACTTTGGGTCTTCTACTTTTAAGTGACCACAGTTTGATTGTGCCTTTACATAATAAACACCCGACCATAGTGAGTTAGGGTGTATGTGTGCTCTGTTAAATGCGCCTGGTTGATTTATGTTTGCCCACATATTACCTAAAAATGGCTCTCCGTCTAAACACTCATCTTTAAATATTTCAAACTGCATCATAAACAATTCGTGTATTAAAGGTTTATATTCTTCTTTTTTATGCATATCAACTGGTGAGTGCCAGCCATTTACATTTGTTTTTTGAAGACTTGGTTCCTGTTTTGACCAATTTAAAATTAATCTTTCTAATTCTAAATTATTTAATTCAAAATCTTTTATATAGATTTGTGTTGGAAACCATAACTCTTTGTGTAATTTTTTATGCATATTAACCTTTTCTATTTTCCAATGGATTGTAAAGCACGTCACAGTTTCCCGCAAGTGTTCTTCTTGTTTCGTCGGTGCCGTTAAACGGATAGACGCAGTGTTTTACGTCATAGGGAAACACATAAAAATCACCAAGTTGCATCTGTGGTGAGTAGTCTCTATTTGAAAATTGTCCCGAAGAGCTACCAATAATTTGAAGTCTACCATTTGTGGGTTTATCATTTGCTGAGTATTCTACGCCATACGTTGATGGAAGTTTTAATATCATTACTGACGTAAGACCTGTCATTAAATTTCCTTGATGTATGTGTATCGGATTATACTCATTGGACTTCATTTCATTTATCCAAACAGAATTTAAATGCATTTTATAATCACGTAATTTATTCCAATCTAAGTAGTGTTTAAAGGCAGACATTAACCACTGTTGTACACGAGGC